AAACCCTTTAGCACTTTCTAAATCAGATGGATGAAGACACTTTAAAGAATCAACTTTTTTATAATCTATAATAAAATCATAAAAGTCTCGTTCATTTTTAGGTTTATGTTTTCTTTCCCATGCAATACATGGAAATAATTCGGTAATACTGGAATTTAAAGTTGTTTCACTCATACCACCCCTTACTGGTTTAAAAACAATAACAAATTCTTTATCTTCATATCGTAAAAATATTGGGTCGAATCCAGATAAACTAGAATCTTTAATAGAAAATGATATATCTTGTTGTTTTAATCGTCTGCCGATTTCTTCTCTATCCGAATCTCTATCATCAGATTTAACAACAATTATAGTTCTTCGAGAAGTGCTTTTTCTTGATTTTTCTGAATTAAATCCATCAAAAATCTCTGATGGTAAAGTTACATTTTCGCTACGCACTTCATTTAAATTAAGAAGTCCTAAAGCTCTACCAGTATTATTAAGTATCAGTTGATTTTTAGATTTCAGTTGTTGAACTGCCTGTTGCAGACGACCCATTCAATTTCTCCATTCAAAATATATAGATTTACACTTATTATTTATATAACTTAAACTTTGAAATCTCCGTAATTACCATGTGAAATGGTAGATTTAAACGAATCTTGTTGTTCTTCAATAGAATCTACAAGGTCAGTCTGTGCTGTTTGTTCTACATCATAGAGTTTCATCTTCGACCTATCAATTCCAATGATAAATCTTCTGTATGAAGATATATCGGCATATCTATTTTTTAGTTGTTTGACAAGAATCTGATTCAATCCTTCTAATTCTTCTGTAGATATCAATGCAAACATCAAATCAGCAGTTCCTGGCAACCCAAAACTCTCTGAAGTATCAGTCAAATCTATATTTGTATTTGTAAAACCACTCCTGGTTGTTTGTGTCGCACTCATCACAGGTAGATTTAATTCTACTGCAAGTCCACGAAGTTCTTCAGCAATTGCTTTTACATAACTATAAGAGTTCATATTAGAAGTATTCTTAAATCTTGCAGTTGTGCAGATATTGATATAATCAACAAAGATTATATCTGGTTTAAAACTCTTTTTCAATGCAAGTTCCTTTACCAATGCACGAAAATGTCCTACATGAGCAGATGCAGTAGGATATTCTTTGATTACCAGTTGACCATTTGTCTTTGTTGCAATCCTTGAAATCTTATCTTCAAACATCTTCTTTGGTAAGTCATGCAAATCTTCCATTGTAACATTCATCAAATTCGCATCTATCCTTTCTGCAATCCTTTCTTCTGCCATCTCTAAAGTGATATACAAAACACTTCTATTTTGAGATAAACAACTCGCAGCCATATGACACATGAATAATGATTTACCAACACCCGTTCCAGCAAGTGCAATGTTTAATGTCTTGGTGCGTAATCCACCCTTTGTCATTTTATTAAAATAGTCTAAATCAAATGGTATTTTGGTTTCTACACGATTGTAAAAATCATATCGAGATTCGGCATCTCTTAAATAATCATGTCCTATCGCATTATCAAAACCAACTGCAAGTGCTTCTGAGAGAATAGATGGTATTGCTGATGTAGTTCTTTTATCAGTATCCTTTCCATCTATGATATTAATTCCTTCTACGATTGCATTATATATCGCTTTATCTTTACAAAACTTTTCTGTAGTATCAACCAACCAAACAAAATCAGTACTATCGGTGTTATCATCATTATTATTAAAATTTTTAAGTATATCAACGATTTTCCTATAATCTTCTCCATTTAAATCTTTTCGAGTTTGTAATTCTATCTCTAATGAAATTTGTGTAGGAAGATTATTATATTTTTGAATAAACTTTGCGATTTCTTCAAAAAGAACTCTTTCATGTCTATCAGTATAATATTCTTTTTTTATAAAAGGTAAAACTTTTCGAGCATATTCTTCATTAGTAATTAAATTTTCAAGTATCGTTCTTTCTATCATTATATAATCTTTCCTTAAATATTATATGTACTAAAACATCACCTATCAATTGAAAAAACTTCTCATTAAATCTTTCTTTTGGTAATCCATTTGAATCTAAAATTTCCCATTCAAATTTGAATGGCACTTTATTATCTTTATCAGCGCCTGGTATAATCTTAACGATTTCTTCTGGTGGCACTATAGTTCCATATTTATAAACGACACCTTGAAATTCACCTGCCTTTTCGGTTAAACCAATCCCAGCAAACCGTTGTTTTTTATCTGTAACATATTTAAAATATTCGCTTATATTCTCTGGAGTTTGTTGCATTAATGTATATTATCCTGAATCTTGTTTAATAAAATTTCTATTTCACTTTCACTCAAATATACTTCTGCTGTCTTAGATACAACTGGTTCTACTATAAACCAATTTTCTAAAATATTATAAGTTATATGATATATAATCATTTCCTCATCTTCAACATCATAATCTTCTGAAAATTCTTTATTATCCTCTGCCGATTGTTTATGAATCATTACTTCATAAATCGGTTGATTTTCATCTATATATCCTTCCTGAGCATCGTCATCAAACCCCTCAGTATATTCCATGAAAACAATTTTAACACCATTCGGTGTTATTCCCGTAGTATGATACTCACACACCCATTCTTCTAATATATCTTGTACGCTATCCGCCATATGTAAATTCCTTTTTAGCTGCCTTGTCAATTTGATTTAAAACATCTTTTGTAAAATATTTTTCTGGGTCGCCTAAAATAGTTTTACCATATTGTTTTGTACCATCTGGTAATTCTATTCTTGTAGAAACCTGTTTAAAAATACCATGTTTAACTGCAAGGTCTATCAATCCATAATATTTATCAAGACCTTTGTCATAACTTATTCTAACATCAATTGATGTATTCTCTTTTGTAATCCTTGATTTATGAATTTTGCACTTTACAATATTTCCAACAACTTCTATTCCCTCTTTGTCTTTTTTCTTTGAAAGATAAATGATAGTCGAAGCAGCATATTTGATGCCGCTACCCCCCGACATTTCTTTCATGGGTATATACGAACCAACAACATCATATGTATGATTCGTGATAACCATTGGAATTTTTGCACGACCAAGTTTTAAAGTTAAAACACGAAACGCAGCTTTTATGATTTGTGCTCGTGTCATATCTCTTGTTTCTTTCCCCTCGGTTGTATCTTCAACTTCTTTTGTGGTTGATAACATACCAAGCGAATCTAATGCAAGGAACAATGGTTGTTTTTCTTCTATTGGTTGTTTAAGATATGAATCTACAATTTTAATCGCCTGTGTTCTAAATTCCTGAACAGTCGTTACTGGCACTATTACCATTCTGGTAGAATCAATGCTTCTATTTTCTACCATTGATTTAGTCAATGCAGACTCAGATTCAAAATATAAAACTCCACCTTCTGGATTTGCATCAAGAAAATGTTTTACCATTCCCAATACAAAAAATGTTTTACCCGTTGCAGATTCTCCTGCTAATGCAGTAATCTTATTAGACGGCAAACCACCATAAATCGAACCAGATAACAATGCATTAAACGAATATGAACCCGTATCAATAAAAGATTCTATATCGCCTGCAGTTACTCCTTCTGCAACAATAGATGCATATTCATTACCAGTTTCTTTTATAATCTTTTTTAAAAAATCTATATTTTTCATATCTTATAAAGTGTGTTTTCTTTTTTGTATTTCTGCTCTTCTTACTTTTGCAAGTTTTACTATCGCTGTTAAAGCTATTCTTGCACGAGAAGCAGCAGCTTTTACATTTTTGTGCTCGAACTTTTCTTGTTCACCCATGTAAACACTAAAATGTTCCATTATTTTATCATGTGTACTCATACTATTCTCCTTCTGAAAATAAAATTTTCTCTAAATCTGGTGGTCTATATGTATCCGACTTCAAAACTTTTCCATCTACACGATATATAGGTTTCCCTTTATCAAATTTAGACATATTACTTTCATGTACTTCCTCAAAACATTTATCAAGGTCTAATCCAAATGTATGTCCAGCTCCATAAACAACATAAAGTAAATCTGAAAGTGCATCTGCAATATCAACTAAACTATTTTCTTGTGTCGCATTTACCAATTCAATAAATTCTTCGTTTATCAAATTAAGTCTTAATTCCACAACTTCTTCATCTGGAAAATTAGGTTTATTTTTTACTTCTTGTCCAAATGCTTTCATAAATGTTTTTACTTTTTCAAAATTTGTCATAACTATCACGCAATAATCGTTGCTTTATCTGAAGTAATTATATCACTCAATCTTTTTGTGTATGACTCTGAAATTTCATTTAAAGTTTTTAAAATATACATCACATTACGTTTCGCAAGTTCCAATTCACCTTCAACAACATCTCCAGTTAAAGAAATCGCTGGGGTAAATGAAACACCATTTTTGGTCGCTTGACATAACATAGGTTTATCTATCACAACTACATCTTCTCCTTCACTAACTAATGTACCGATTAGTTCCATACCATTTAAAAACATAACGGTTACAACATTTCCTTTATTATACATTCTATATCTCCATTAAAATTATTCTTATTTAAATAATACCTGATTTTCATGATTTGTCAAGTTATCTTATGATATCTATATCACTCCTAACATTCCAAGTTTCAAGTTCAGTTCTTAATCTACCATCTTTCTTTAAATTATTATAACGATTAGTCGCTTTCTTTTTCCACCACTCAATCATATTATCCAATTCAAATCTATCATAATTATTCTTTTTAATCAATGTGTCCGTTTCCAAATTAAAATATTCTTTAATATTATCAAATCCATATGTACACATATATTGTCTTTTTCGTTGAGTAAGATTTTTTGCATCATTTATTTTCTCACAAAATGTATCATATAATTTTATATCAACTTCTTTTAAAGATGCTTTAATAATAGATATCATTTTCGTGTGGATTTTTAATTTACGAGATGATGTAGGCCATCCACTTTTGGAGTAGTCTGGAATTAATACTTCTCCATTGTTCCTATCCTTAAACCAAGCATTTAGTTTAAGAAAATTATCATCATTAATCATTGGTAAAAAATTAGATTGGGTTAATCCCATAAATCTCAACATAGGTTTCATACCATCATACATCGAAGTAGTTTTCGCAGAACCATAAAGTGATGTCGTTTCAAACATACAAATATTCGCATCATATTTTGCATTCAATGTTTCTCTTGCTAAATGAGAACAACAAATACCAGCAAGTAATTTTCCACCAAGATAATTAAATCCAAATGGTTGTGTTGGAACAATAATAAATCCCATGATACAAGAATTATTAAATCTTTTCATGACATCTGCATTCGATGTATCCAATGGGTTTCCTAAAAATTCATTTCTTGGTCCTGAATTAATAGTCGGAGAACCAAAACGAATAAATCCAACAATCTTATTCGTATTTTTTTCTTTTATCATCCACATCAATTTTTTACCAAGAATAGATGCTTCGACTGCATGAGATGTCGTGATTTCAAGATAATTAACAAAATCAGATGTTTTTGGTTCATAAATAGAAAACTCCATATCTTGTGGATGCATAGTAAAATCAGAAAAGAATTCATCTTCAGGTCCCATACCAGGTAATGCAGTTGGATAATTCTCCATTCTTTCAAGTTTAACTTTTCTTAAATAATCATCTATACGACCAAAGTCTTTGTAATAAGAAACAAAAACATTAGCAGCATAAATCGAATCTTTTCTATCTAATATCATGCAAAGAAATCCTCTAAAGATAATTGTGTTCCATAACTTCTATCAACTTTCCACCCAATCCTTTCAATAACAAAGTTAAGTGGTTCTACAAATGCCTTATCAAACTGTGTATCATAATCTATAATATCATCAATCTCAAATTCTTTTGGCATCTTTGTAAAAAAAGACATCACGTTTGATTGATATATGTTCGGCTGTCTTAATGGAAAAAACTTTATCTTATCTCCATCTTGGATTATAGGATACTTGTTTATCAATTTATTTTTCTTCAATAAATGATTATATAATATCGCACCTTTAACGTGTATGGGTGTTCCTTTCTTATATAAAGCATTTGAATCCATAAATTTACTCACACCATTTACTGACCGTGGATACGCAATATCTTCTGGTGGTAATTTTAAAAACTCTTTACGAAAATCTTGTATAAATTTATTTAATTCTTTTTCATTACCAGTCATAATTAATTTAAGTGCCTCTTTAATCTTTTCTCTACACGAAGCAGGTGTTGAAGATTTTACTGCTTCAATCCCCATTATTTTTAAATGTGGTTCTTTATATCTCACACCTTCATTATCCCATACATTTAAAATATATCTTTTCTTTGCAGTCCATATTCCTTTATCTGCAATAATTTCTCGTTTCATTACCATTTTTTGTTCGTATGCATTTAAATATTTTGCAAGTTCTTCATATGATTTATCAATGAACGGTTCAATTTTTTCTTTGGTAATCTTATCAAGAAAAGTAATAATCTTTGTAGGCGATACGTCTTCTTTGAATACACGAGATATAAGTTTATCAAATGTAACATAGATACTATCTGTATCTGATGCAATAATATAATCTGCATCATCTGTATCAAATAATTCATTAAGATATTCGTTCATCTTCTTTTCAATCCAACGGATTGCAAGTTGGCCAGAAGTCGTGATTGCTTCTGCGTTTCGAATATCATAATAACGAAACCATTCGTTTCCAATAGCACCATAAGCACTATTCAAAGAAATTTTCTGTGCTAACTGTTTTGTATGATATCGAGAAATATCATTAAGATATTTTTTATCTTTTGTATCTTCATAAAGTTGACTAGCATTTAGTGCTTTTCTTTTATAGATAACTCTATCAGTATAAATCTTTTCCATTAACTCTGGTAAGAATCCTCTACGTCCAGTAATTCTATACATTGCACCATTAGGTGTCATAGTAATCCCCAACTTTTGGAGCACAGTAGTATCTAACTTTTTACCAAGAAAGTTTTCAACAGATGCATTATGTTTTAGTTCAAGTAGTTTTTCCAAGTCTGCAATCTCTTGCGAAGATTTTGACGCATCTATTCTTTTCTGTATATCTTTTTCCTCTATCATAGTTTCTGGAGATATGCCGTATTGCATTATCAAATGGGGATAAAGTGAATTTAAATCCAGTCCTACAACCCAATTATGTAAACCAACTTGTGGCTCTTTAACATATGCACCTTGATATCTGTGTGATTTTTCTGAATATTTTCTTTTTTGTGGAACAATAATATTTTTTTTACGAAGATAATTATAAATCAATATATCCCAATATTTTACTGAACCCAACATATCACTATAATTTACTTTACAATCATACGCCATAGTAATAAGAAGTTCAATCAATTTTAATCTATCTTCAAGTTTATCAACAAGTTCAACATCTGCAATATTATATTCTATAAACGACTGATAATCTTTTGTATACCACTCCTTAAAAGTTTCATATGGGTTTTCGTGTTTCTGTTCACCCAATTCAACAGATGCAATATGGTCTAAACGATAATTTTCTTGACTTGTATAAGTAAACTTTCTGTATAATTCCAAATAATCTAATATTGCAACACCAAGAATATCATACATCTGATGCTTTCTTCCCATCATATAAACTTCTTTATCACTCACATTGCCCCATGGAGAAAATACTTTTAATTTATCTTCACCGAACAAGTGTTTGATACGATTCATAAGATAAGGAATATCAAAGAAATCAATATTCCAACCAGTTACAATATCTGGAGTATTCTGTTCCCAGAACACCATAAATTCTTCAAGTAAATGTTTTTCATCTTTACATTGAACATAAGTTATATCATCTCTATCTGTTGTAAAATTATTAAGTCCCCAAACAACTATTTTTTGTGTTTGATGATTCTTTACAGTAATAGAAAGAAGTGGCTCGATTGCTTGTCTAGCATTAGGAAATCCATTTTCACATTCAACTTCAATATCAATTGTAATCAAAAGCAATTTATCAAGTTCCCATTTAATATCTTCTGGATATTTATCTGCAATATAAGTGTATGCATATTGAGTATGTCCAAAAACCAAATGAGACTGGTCTTTATATTGTTCAACAAATTCTTTCGCTTCTTTTATAGAAGTAAATTTCATTGGTGTGAGAAACTTACCATCTAATGTAGTAAACGAAGTTTGTTTCCGAACAGGAACAAACAAAGTAGGTTCATATCTTACTCGTTTCGAAACTCGTTTGCCATTTTCGATTGCACGAACAAGTAAATTATCACCCCATTGATATACATTGGTATAAAACATTATATAATATTTTTATTCTACGAAATAGTGTTTTTGAATAGTATCAAGTATGCTCTGTGCATTATCAACTTTTTTAAGTTCTAACTCAACCGCTTCAACTATAGTTGGGTGTTCGCCAACACCAACTGAATTCTCAAGATAAACCTTAATATTAACTTTTGCTATAGCGATTTCACTTTCATATTTTAATTTTAGTGCATCCAATATAACATGATATCGAGATTTCTTTTTATCCTTAACCAGGATTTCTAAATCATAATCAATTGCCATAATATACTCCTTTAGTTATTAGTCAACTATTTTTTTTGGAACTGGTTTCTTTTCTATATTTTTTCCAATATTGTATTTAGTTTCCAATATCCATTCACTTTTTTCTTTAAAAGAAATAACTTTTATTTGACTTAGTGGTGCTTTCAGTTCGTTGATGCCAATAATAGAAACAAGTCCCCAATCTGCCAAAAGTTGTGTTATAGTATTTCTTCTAGCAACATCATTTTCGCTGATGTTCGTTTCTTTTCCATCAAGTGCAAACAATTCCTTAAAATGCACTATATAATATTTCCCTTGTTTATGTAATATATGACAAGATTGAAATAACTTTTTTTCTTTTCTTGATGCAACACCCATCCTAGATAATGTTTCTCTAACTTTTAAAAAATCATCTGGTTCTTTTAAAGACACTTCCAACATATCTTCAATACCCCATTTAGTTTCTGTCATTTGGTTCCACCTCTGTTTAATTTTTGTTTGATGATTTGTAATTGTTGTTTGGTAAGTATTCGAAGAGCTTCCTTTGCTTTTTCATTATTGTAACCATAGTATTCTTTACATATATCCAAATCATTTATCTTTGATTTCCTCAACCATGGAGAAAATCGTTTCTTTATTCGTACACTATTTATCAGAAATGAGAATTGTAGTTTCTTATCTATATGAGGTTTAATGTTAAGCTCATTTACCAATAAAATACACTCCTCAAATGCAGATAATGCCTTATTAACAATAAAAGATGGATATTTTTTTTCCCACATTTCATCATCAGCATCCATCAACTTTTCTTTTGTATAGTTGATTGCATTCAAATAATGTTTTAAAGCATATGGTTCTTCTTTCTTCATTTAAATTTACAATCCCCCATAATTTCTATAAGACATGCGAGAACATTAATCTCGCTATCTGCACTAAACGCTTGTTTATATTGATACTCTGCTAGGATTAACACAAGATGTGGAACACTACTTGGTTGAATATAATCATTCGCATGGTTATATATCTTTCTAAAAAGTTTAGCAGGGTCGTTATCCATATTTTCTACAACCCATTTACGAACTGACTTAAAATCTTTTTCTTTCATATGAGATACCAAATCTTTCATGTTCACATCTGAAAGATTGACTAAAATCCCTGCGTCTATCTTTCCAGATACAGAATATCTTTGAATCTCATTTAGTATTCTTCTCCAATCTGGAAAAAATGTATTAATAAGTTCTGCAATAACTTTTGCATCAAAAGGTATCTGTTCTTTTTCTAATATATTTGAAACTCTTTTGAAAAAATTCTCTGCAAGAATTGGTTTCTCTGATACAGGAATGATAAAATCTATAACACTACATCTTGAATGTAATGGCTCAATAATTCTATTTTTAAAATTACAAGTAAGAATAAATCCACAGTTCTTATGAAATTCCTCTATAAACCCACGCAACGCAGGTTGTGTAGATTGTGGATTAAGATAATCTGCTTCATCGATGATAACATATTTTCTGCCACCTTCCAATGAAGATGTAGATGCAAAGTTTTTAATCTTAGTTCGTAGAATATCAATTCCAGATTCTTCTGAACCATTTATCATATACCAAGTCGCACCGATTTCATCTACCATTGATTTCGCAACTGTAGTTTTTCCTATACCAGCACCACCTGTTAATAATAGATTTGGTATATATCGTTGTTCTACAAACTTAGAAAAAGTTTCTTTAAGTTCTTTCGTTAATACGCAATCATTAATTTTTGTCGGTCTATATTTTTCGACAAATAAAAATATGTTTTCCATAATGTAATCACCTTATTCATAATATTAAAATAACCAAACTGACGCAAAACCTACTAAAATCGTTCCCCAATATATCATACTATATTTACAAATCTTTTGCCAGTCGATTTCATCAAAATTCGCCATTTCGGGCAGTCCCCAAAAATGTTTCCAACTATCTGTAGAAAATATTTTCTTAAAATATTTTTCCAATTTCTGTTACTCCACTACACTATTCAGTATAAGAAGAATCTGGTTCAAGTGCAATCCAATACTGAACATTCTTGTCATTACTCTTATTTATAAAATGTGAAATGTTTTTCGAAGAAATTTCTACATCATAGTCGCCAGAAATAATTTTCAAATTTTCAACTTTGAAATAAAACTTATAATCTCCTGTTCCTTTTACATCAACATTTACCGAAAAATTATTTGCAGAAGAATTTTTCTTATCCGTAACTGATAAAGCACCACTTCCATTTAATACAAGGTCAGGCACTCCAAGAACTGCAGATGCCTTTGTAACCTTATTAAATGTATCATGTTTGAATTCGAATGATACTTCTGCCTTGGGCATTTGTATTTCTTTTGTTGGTGAAGTTATAACACTAGGGTCAGAATAAAAGTATTTTAAAGTTTTATTCTTTGTTTTCCCTTCTGTAATAACAACACAATGTTCTTGGAAATCCAAATCAGGCATTTGAAATAAAGATAGTGCAGCTAAAAATTCATTTAAATCATAAATTGCAAATTCTTTTGGGAATGAATCCTTAACTTCTGCCTTTGCAACAATATTTTTCATTGCCGACATTGTAGTAATCGTTTTCCCAGGTTTAACCAATAAATTTTGGTTAATAGTAGAAAAGTTTTTAAGGACTTCTCTAGTTTGTTCACTTAGTTTCATAATGTGACTCCTTTAATTGTATTCTAATATTATACCTTATTGCCCCATCATGTCAATAGGTAATAACAAAATTTTTATAAAAAAAGGGATTGTCATACAACAACCCCCACTCATAACAAAATATAAACATCATTATTTAATGTCTATCATTTTTGGTTTCTTTTCGTCTGGTATAATTTTCTCAAGTTTGACTGTCAATAGACCGTCTTTAAATTTAGCATCATTTACTACCATATCATCTGAAAGAGTAAATATTCTTCTAAATTTTCTACTGGAAATTCCATGAACCAGATGTTCTTCTTTATCAACAACTTCTGAATCAGATTCAACAGATTCAATACTCAAAGTACCATCTTCATATTTGACTTGAATATCTTTCTTGGTAAATCCAGCAAGTGCCACTCTAATTTCATAATTAGCAAAATCCACTTTTACTACATCGTAAGGTGGATATGTCTCAGATGTATTGTAAGTATTTGTTAATAACCTATCAAACATACCATCAAAACCGACTGAAAACGGTGTCAATTTAAACAGGTCATCTAACTCATTAGTCGTATATCGAACTAATCTCATAACTTTTATCTCCTTTTAAGCAAGTTAAAGATATTCCTTTCGGCAATATCTTAGTTATAAGGTAATCATTAGTTTTCTTTTGTCAAGGGGTAATTTTGGAGCGGGTGAATGGGATTCGAACCCATGTTTCTATTCTGGACGAATAGTGTATTTACCAATTATACTATACCCGCTTAATAATGATAACACATCTATCTTAAATGTCAATACATGAGTACTTCTAGCCACGCCTTTTTTATATCACATCTACCAACTTACTAAAGTTTTGAATCTTCTCAAATTTAATAATATGGGCAAACTTATCAAACAGTACATCTCCTTTATGAGAAATAACAAACACATTCTCGCCTTTAAATGTATTTAATATTTTTAAAAAATCATCTGTTCCAGTTCCATCTAATGAACTATCAAATATCTCATCAAGAAGTAAAAGATTTGTATTTGTAGAATTCTTCATTTTAGCAATTGCTCTCCATGTGAACAGCAATGATAAATCAATTCTCATTTTCTCTCCTTCGCTGAAAGAGTAATATTTAAACTCATCACGATATCTCGATTTGATAACTTCATTGAAGTTTTCATCTATAGTAAAATTAATAAAGAAATCCATTGAAGATAGATACCCATTAATTAATTTGTTCATAACAGGAAGATATCTTTTAATAATTTTAGTTTTGATACCAGTATCTTGCAACATGTTTCTTACAACGGTATTATAATGTTTATCTTCAACTAAGTCTGCCTTTCTTTTTCCAAAGGCAAACAAATCTTCTTGTAATTTAGTTAATTCTTTTAATTGTTTTTCTGTAACATCTTCATCAGTATATGATTTAATCTCATCTTCATATTCTCTATTAACATTTTCTAATTCTTCAATAGAAGAATTTAGTTTACCAATCTCAATATCGTTCTTTTTAATCTTTTCGAAAATAGTTTTTATCGTATCAAGTTCCCATTCATTTACATCAATATCCTTTTCAATATCTTTTAATCCGAGGATATACTCTCCAAGTTTCATTGTTCTTAATTCTATTGCTTTTGCTTTAAAATCAGAATCAATAATTTGTTCACATGTAGGACATTCTTCATTGTTATCAAAAAATTCTACTTCTTTCTCAATCCTTGTTTGTTTTTCAGTTATTGTAATATGAAGTTTATTCAATCTTTTTAATTTCTTGGCAATAATAGGTTGTGCTTCAATCTCTTTCGTAAACCCTACATTCTTTGTTTCTAGT